CAGAGGACTGTATTGGTTTCGTTTATCTTATTACCAATACAGTCACTGGTAGGAAATACATAGGCAAGAAATTAGCAAAGTTTTCTAAAACATCATATAAAGTAGTAACACAAAAAAATGGTGTTAAGAAAAAGAAGAAGATTAAAAGTAAAGTTGAATCAGACTGGCAAACCTACTACGGTTCAAATGATGTATTGAACGAAGATGTAAACAAATTAGGCAACGATAAATTTACTAGAGAAATTTTATTCTATTGTAATTCAAAGGCACAGTGTTCCTACATAGAGGCACGAGAACAGTTTACTCATAAAGTTTTAGAATCCACTGACTATTATAATGGACAGATATCAGTTCGAGTCCATGGGTCACATATTTTAGGCAAAAAATAGGCTATAGGCCCAGTTTGATCGAGATGCTCGATCCCCGTTGAGGGCGCAATGTCTTGCGTTCGGATGCTCGGGTGCCACAGACAAAAGCTAACTTCAGGCTTTAAAAGATGACGGCTCTGTGAAAAAGATCCAACCGTCATGGTAAGTATTTTCGCTAGAATGGGAATAACTGCCAACCGTAACTAATCGCGAAGCTGGTGTAGGGGGTTTAAGGGTTACCGCCTCCGTCCGAAAGGAATCACTTTATTCTAGTATGACCGAGCAGCTCAGATAATGCTCTTTTATATTTTTGCCCGGAAACGGGCGAATTATGACTTCACAGTCTAGATAATATTAAAATTACTTCGTAATTAACATTAAAGAAATAAAGTAATTGATTGAGCTTGCGAAAGCAATTACTGATGAGCTTTAGCTCATCTCTTAATGTTTATATAATAAATAAATGAATAATTGGTGGAAACGAAAATGAAAATAAATGAATATGCTGCTAATGTAAGTGAATATACCGAAGTTGTTGATGCTCCTTATAATCATAAAGGAACTGAACAAGAGCTTGACGAACGTCCTATGGGGATTGTTAAGGGTGGACTACAGAAGTTAGGTGCTAAGTTACTTCCTGGAAGCTACGGTGATCGTATGCAGGGTAAAGTAGAAGTAGGACAGGAAGCAAATCAATTATATAAAGAATTTAATAAATTTTTAGGTAAATCTGGATACCAGTCAACAGATGATGCTATTAAGGCTTTCCTAAAACAAAAAGGAATTAATGTAAACATTGATAATATCATCAAACAAGTTGCTCCCGCTCCTGCTGCTCCACCAGCAGCACCTGCTCCGGCACCAGTTGCTGAAAGTGTTGAACAACTCAATAGAATACTTGTATTATCTGGGCGTTCTCCCAAGAACGTACTCAACGAAACTAAAATTGTTAAGAAGAAAGTATTAACTGAAGCAGTTGCTCTTAATAGAGGAGCATTGAACAAGATATTCATGCAAGTTGCCCAACAGATGTCCGGCGGTGCAGGTGGAGAACCAGCAGCAAGTGGAGCTGCTCCAGCAGCAGCACCAGCAGCTAGCAGAGCTAGTGCACCGGCACCAGCAGCACCTAGAAGTGCAGCACCTGCTCCGCAACCAGCAGCAGGTGGTAGTGATTTTGGTGGAGACGGTCCAGCACCTGCTCCGCAACCAGCAGCACAAGAAGTTCCTGGAACAGGAGAACAACCAAATTATTTCACTCCAACAGAACGTCCTAAGGGATTTAATCCTAACGACGAACAACCAAGAGTACCAGCAGCAGCACCTAAAGCAGCAGAACCTGCGTCAAAAGCAGCGAATCCTCCAGCAACAGAGCCGCCAGCTGTACAACCACCAGCACCACCTACAGCCGGAGCACCTCTAGCAGCCAAACCTAGTATTGGAAGTAGAATAGCAGGCGCAGCAGCAAAAGGAGTTAATGCAGCAGCAAAAGGAATTGGAGCAGCAGCAGGTACAGTGGCAGGAGCAGCATCTAATGGAGCTCAAGCATTTAAGGGAGCATTAGCAAATACAAAACAAAAAGCATCTCAACCATCGGCAGAACAACCTGCTCCGGTATCTACTCCAGCAGCCGCAGCAGAACCACCAACAAGCCAACCAAATAATACACCAGTAGAACCAGCAGCAAATACTACTAAAACTAAAGTAGAACCTGCTAAAACTCCACGTGTGCGTGATTATGCAAAAGAAAGACAACAAGGAAAAGATAAAAGAGCAAGAGAAAAAGCTGCAAAAGATGCAGCAGCACAACCGGCAGCATCTAATCAACCATGGTCAATGTCAACAGGTACTAATAAAGTAGACGTAACTGGAACTTATGACAATAAGCCATTCAGTTCAACACAAAAAGAACAAACTAACGAGGACGTAAAGTTACAGAAATTACTATCTAAGATCTCAATGAAATTCTAAAAGAACGGTAATCCGGATTTCTTAGTAGTTTCTAGATTCTCTTTAACAAGTTCTGATATCATCTGGCGATCTTCAAACGACATCCAATAAACATCGTCAAGGGTCACGCCTCCTCGCATATACCAGCAGAGTTTTAATAAATCTTCTTTAATTGCTTTAGACTCCCTGTCTAAATCGTCTACTTCTTTAAGGATCTCCTCGAGATCCATCCCAAGGAGTCTTATCCGAAAAAATTTGATTGATCAAACGTTATTGGAATCTCATATTCTTCTGGAGCACCTGCTGCAATATCTTCAGGTGAAGATATAACCTTAAATGGCTTAATCTTACTATCATCTCTCATCTTTTCAAGATGCTTTAAAATCTTATCAAATGTACTACTGTCTGCATTACTAAAGAATTCTTTAATGTGGGTTTTGTTAGTAACTTTGCCTTCACTAGTATCAATACAAACAATACTGTTAATAACTAGATCAATAGTTAATTCAGTTAGCTTCCTAAAACTGTTGGAAAACGCAGCTAACTTCTTATCGTCGGGAATAGTATCATCATTTACTAAACGAAAGATACGCTGTTCTTCATACGACTTAATAGTATTTTCTGTAAACTCTTTATATGAATTTGGACGTAGCTCAACACTCATAAACTCATCTATCTGTACAAATGGATTAAAATCAAAAGAAGTTAGTTGATCTAGTAAAGTACGTAAATCTATTTGGAATGTACGTTCTTCACCTGTATTTGGAACCTTGGTATTGATATCCATCTTTTCACCATAGGTAGCCATTCTAATAGCGATCAATACAGCATCACTATCTACACTAGGCATAGCCCATGGATTAATAATATTTGGAATACAACTCTTAATAACTGTTACAGTTGCTTCACCATTTAATAATGCATCAGGAGTCTTAAAGATTAATTCATCTTTAGCAGTCATTGGGTAGACAGGAAGCTCACCGCTCTCTGGCATATTAAGTGAGCCTGGAACATAAAACCTTCCTTTGCTTGGAAGACGCATAAAAATCTTAGGTTGTCTAAAATACTTCTTTAGCGGATTATTAGATTCCGGATTTGACATTAATTAACTCCAATAAATAACTTATAGATCTGATCGTTTGATATTTATATACGCAGATTATTGGTGGAAAATAATGGCAGAGAAGGTTATAGTAAAAGGTGGCGGCGCACTTGATGGAGCACAGTTTGATAATGCTGCTACTGAAGCTACCTTACGAGAATTAATAAAAACTGTAAAAGATACAAAATGTTGTGGTGACGGCGGTGATAAAAAATTAGAAGCATTAGCAGCTAGAGCTCTAAGAGAAAATATCAGTGGGGTAAATGATAGCACCTCAGCATATCAAAGCTCAACTAAAGAAGTAGGATTATTAGGAAAAGCAGCACAAACTACCGGATCGTTACTTTCGTCAGGGTTGTCAGCATTAGCTGGCGGTATGATATCAGGTGTAGTAACGGCCGGTGAAACCCTATTTAAATTTTTTACAGATAGCTTAGATTCTTTTAGAGAAACAAGTTCAGTTGGTGCTAGCTTTAATAATGACTTAGTAATGCTGAGAAAAACTGCTGCCGGTGCCGGAATGTCACTAGAAGATTTTACAGGGATGGTTAGTAAAAATAGTAAACTAATGGCATCATTAGGAGGTACTACTACAAAAGGTGCTATGGCATTCGCTGAAATGAGTGGACAAATACGCAATAGTGAATTTGGAAAGAACATGCAGATGACCGGTATGACTACTGGAGATCTCAATGATTATCTAAGTGGATATCTAGAAATACAACAAAGAGCAGGAAAGATAGAAGGTAAGATAGGAGAAAAAGAACGTCAAGGAGCTGAAGCTTATATAGAAGAGATGGATAGAATGACTAAAATGACTGGTGTTTCTAGACAAGCAGGTCAAGATGCACTTAGGACTGCTATGAAAGATGGTAAATCATTAAATCTAGCAAGTAAGTTATCTGGACAGGCTTTGTTAAACTTCCAAGCAGGTTTAACTCTAATGAATACTACACTAGATCCTTCTGCTATGAAATCTCTAACAAATATGATGAGCGGTGTTATTGATCCAGGTGATCGATTTGCTAAAATGTTAACACAAGCATCACCGGGTATAATGAACTTCCAAAGAGCATTAGGTAAAGGACAACTTAGTGCTGAACAACAGGTAAAAGGATACAAAGAACAAGAAAGATCAATTGGTGATTATCTATCTAGATTCAGCGATGAGCAAATAGCTAGAGATGCTAACTTAACACAGTTAAAAGAATATCAAGCATCTTTAAAAAGATATAAAGAAATGAATTATGATGATGCTGTAAAAGAACAAACAGCAAATAATGCTTTAACGAAAGCATTAGGAACTATGGGCCAAACATTTCAAACTATAAAAGGTAAGATTCTAGGAGCTATGCTTGAAAGCAACGTGTTTGAAAAATTTGAAGCAGTTCTTAAAAAAATAGCAGAGAAGTTTGATGCATATGCTAAACCAATAGGAGATTTCCTTGCTAATTTCATTGATGATATCGATAAAGCATTTAGTGGTCCTTCATTAATGGATGGTATATCTGCTGCATTTGGAAACTTATTTGCTAAACTAACACCTATCGTTAGAGATTTGTTTAAAAGTTTGTTTAGTGGATCAAAAAAAGAAAGTTCCGGTAGCAGCGGAGGTAGCGGAGGTGGAGACGACGGTCTGTTTAGTGAGTTAACAAAAGGTATGAAGGAATCATTTCCTTTTATTGGAACTATTGAAACTGCTATTAATGGGTTAAGTTGGGCATTTGAAAATATGAGTTTAGTATTGTTAGGTGGAGGCGCAGTAGCGGGTGGAGTTATATTTGCTTTATCAAAACTTGGCGGTATAGGTAAAACACTAGGAGGCATTGGGGAAGGTATATTATCAGGTATAGCAAAAGGCCTTGCTGCATTTGCTAATCCTGCTACAGCAATCGGTGCTGGTATATTAGCACTCGCTATAGTAGGAATTGGGGCAGCAGTTGCTGGCGCTACTTGGATGATAGGTAAAGCGTTACCGACATTTGCAGAAGGTATGAAATCATTTGAACAGTTGGATGGTGATAGATTAGTAAGTGTTGGGTTAGGAATTGGGGCTATTGGAGTTGCTATGGCAGCGTTTGGTGTTGGTGGAATAGCTGCTGGAGTTGGTAATGTAATAGGTAATTTACTAGATGCGTTACCCGGAAAATCGATGATCCAAAAGCTACAGGAATTTCAAAATGTAGAACTTAATGCAATAAGAATAGAAAATAATGCCAACGCAATAGTTGCTTATGGTAAAGCAATGGCAGCATTTGGTGCTGGCGGAGCTATTGGATCACTTGGAAATGCTGCTTCAAATGCTATTGATGGTATTACTGCATTCTTTGGCGGTAGCACAACACCTTGGGATAAACTTAAAGATTTTGGAGAAGTAAAATTAGACGAAGCTAAAATTAGAAAGAATGCTGAAATATTAAATTTATTCAGCAGTTCTATTAGCACTTTTAATAACGCAGCAGGCTCTTCTATAACAAACGTTGGAGGAGATTTTGCATCACAAGCAGCAGGAATTAATACATTTGCTACTGCAATTAAAAATCTTGATACTGCTATAAAAGCACTTAATGTTTCTCTAAAAGATATGACAACACCAACTGCTGGTGGTCGTGGACAAGCTCCAGGTAAAAGTGGTCTAGAAACTATGTCTGCTATTGGGGCCAATACAGGTGGCGGCGCAGCTTCAGAAAAGTTAAATACACTAGTAGCAGAACTAGTATCTTTAACTAAGGAAATTAAAGACTCTAGTAAAGATCAAGCTGATGCATTAAAAGGCCGTAGAGACGCATTATAAGTGAGAAATAGATGAGCTGGAAAAAGTATTTTACACCTGTAAATCAAGATGGTAGAACAAGCCTATTAGGAAGTACTCCGGCTGGTTCACAAGCCTCTAAGACAAATTACAGTTCTTATCTCCCTGATGTTTATGTTGGTAGTCCTAATCGTGTTGAACGTTATCTACAGTACGATACTATGGATATGGACAGTGAAGTAAATGCTGCCCTCGATATTATCGCAGAATTCTCAACACAACCAAGCAGAGAAAACGGTACTCCATTTAAGATTAACTTCCGTGATAAAGCAACAAGCGTTGAGGTTAAACTACTAGGTGATTACTTACAAAAATGGTGTCGTCTACAAGAACTCGAAACTCGCATATTCCGTATATTCCGTAATACTTGTAAGTATGGAGATACATTCTTTATACGTGATCCTGAAACTAAGAAGTGGCTCTATCTAGATCCAGGTAAGTTAGTTAAGATTATCGTTAATGAGAGTGATGGCAAGAAACCAGAACAGTATATCATACGTGATCTAAATCCTAATCTACATCATCTAGTTGTAACACAGATCAATCCATCAAATCAAAATACACAGCCAAGCGGCACTGCTTATATCTCAGGTGGTGCAGGTGCTCGTGGTATGACCGGAGCATTTCCTCAGAATACAGGAAATAGATTCAGTGTAGCGCAGAATGAAATGGCTATCGAAGCAAAGCATATAGTACATATTAGTCTTAGTGAAGGATTAGATAATAACTATCCATTTGGTAATAGTCTGCTTGAAAGTGTTTTTAAAGTTTATAAGCAGAAAGAATTGCTTGAAGATGCTATTATCATCTACCGTGTACAACGTGCCCCTGAGCGCAGAGTATTTTATATTGATGTCGGAAACATGCCAAGCCATATGGCGATGCAGTTTGTTGAGAGAGTTAAGAATGAAATCCATCAGCGTCGTATTCCAAGTTCAACAGGCGGTGGAACTAGTGTGATTGATTCTAGTTATAATCCACTAAGCATCAATGAAGATTACTTCTTTCCACAGACTGCTGAAGGACGTGGATCTAAGGTTGAGACATTACCAGGCGGAACTAACCTAGGTGAGATTGACGACTTACGTTATTTTACTAACAAGTTATTCCGCTCATTAAGAATCCCAAGTTCATATCTACCAACAGGTGCTGATGATAGTGCTGCCGTGTTTAATGATGGTCGCGTTGGCACTGCTTATATCCAAGAATTACGTTTTAACAAATATCTAGAACGTCTACAGACTCTAATGGAAAAAGAAATTGATAAAGAATTTAAACTTTATCTATTCCAGAACGGTATTACTATTGATGACGGTATCTTTGGTATTGAATTTAATAGTCCACAGAACTTTGCTGCTTATCGTCTAAGTGAACTTGATACTCAGCGTGTAACAACATTCCAGACAGTACAAGAAATTCCTTACATGAGTAAGCGTTTTGCTATGCAGAGATTCTTAGGTTTAAGCCAAGAAGAAATTATGGAAAACGAGCGTCTATGGAGAGAAGAGAATCAAGATATTGGCGGTAACGAAGAAGCAGCAGCAGCTGAACTCCGTGGCGCAGGAATCACTCCGGGCGGGATACAAGATGGGATGGCACCTGAAGAAGGTATGGAAGGTGGAGACGAAGCAGGTGGAGTTATGGCTCCAACGGTTAGCACTCCAGATGCTGGTGCTTCTGGCGTTCCTGCACCAGCCGGTCCTCCAGCATAACGGATAAATATAATCATGATCTTGAAAGAACTTTTTTATTTTAGCAATAATGACAAGGACATGAGTCAGGATGACCGTTATAGTGCTGATCATGACGACTCTGTTGTTAAGAGAGGTAATACTCGCAAGATACGTTTAAGCCTAAAGCAGATTAATCGTCTACGCCGTGCTGGAGATTTACATGAACTTGAGCATCAAAAAGATATCAAATTTGTTAGCAAAATGTATGCCCCACCTCCCTCTGAAGACGTTCCCCCGGCATAAATAAGTTCAGTAATATTTTATTAAAGCCAAATCTCCTTTTTTTAGCCTATTTTAACACGATTGTAATAAATCGTCTTAAATACATATTGACAGCCTAAGCATAAGGAGATTTTGAATGGCCAATAAGATTAATTTTGAGCAGCTACTCGAATACGTAGTAAACGGCGAGACTGCAAAAGCAGACGAATTATTCCATCAACTAGTAGTACTCAAGTCACGTGAGATCTATGAGAACATCATTGAGAGCGAGCTTGAGGACGTTGACATCGACGAAGCTTCAGAAGAAGATGATGAAGAAGAGATGGACGAAGCTACTGAGTCAGATGACGAAGAGATGGACGAAGCTACTGAGTCAGATGACGAAGAGATGGATGAGTCCACTGAAGAAGAAGAGATGGACGAAAACTTTGGAATGGAAGCATTCGGTGGTGATGAGACTGATGACCTAGCATCTGATGTAGGTGACGAAGGCGAGTCTGATGATGACGGAATGGACATGGACGATGATGACATGGGCCACGACGAAGGCGGCGAAGAGGATCGCATTTCTGATCTAGAAGATCAGCTAGCAGATCTCCGCGCAGCATTTGATCAGCTAATGGGTGATGAAGCTAATGAGCCAGAGCATCATGATGGTATAGACGATCCAGATTTTGGCGGCATGGATGACGCTGGAAGTGACATGGACGACGAAGAAGACGAAGGCATGATGCCAGGCGCTTTTGAAGAAGAGATTGAGTCAATTGATCTTTCACCAGCAGCACAGATGAGAGAGTATGTTGAGAAGATCGGTGCTTGGGAAAAGCAGGCAACTAGCAAAGAAGGTGACGAAGTTGCTAAGGGCGGCAAGTATACAACTAACACTAAGTCAGTTGTAGCCAGCAAGAACGACATGGGCGGTACTGCAAAGAACATCGCACAGGGCGGAACTCAGCAGAGCCCAGTAGAAGCAAACAAGGGTCAGCTAAAGGGCGACGGCGTTCTAAACGGTAAGCCAAAGGATATGAACACTGGCAACGTTAACAAGGTTGGCGGAACAAACACTAAGCAGTTCTACAAGGCAAATACTAAGGGCCATGGAGCTGAGAAAAAGGGCGAGGCAGAAGGTAAGCTTTGGGGCAATGGCGGTTCAGCTGGTTCCACAAACACTAAGAGCCTACTCAACAAGGGAAAGTAAGTGATCTATCTTCAAGAACACCTAACATTCGACCAAGCTAAAGTGGTCGTTGAGAGCGACGATAAAGATGGGAAGAACCTTTATATGAAGGGGATCTGCATCCAGGGTGGCGTGAAAAACGCCAACCAAAGGGTGTATCCAGTCTCCGAAATCGCTAAGGCTGTCAAAACACTTAATGATCAGCTCAGCGGCGGATACAGTGTACTTGGAGAAGTAGACCATCCACAGGATCTAAAAATCAATTTAGACCGTGTAAGTCACTTAATCACAGAGATGTGGATGGATGGACCAAATGGATATGGCAAGCTTAAAATATTGCCTACTCCAATGGGTCATTTAGTGAAGACAATGTTAGAATCAGGTGTGAAATTAGGCGTAAGTAGTAGAGGAAGCGGCAATGTTCGTGAAGACGGTTCAGGTCAAGTTAGTGACTTTGAAATCGTAACAGTGGACATTGTCGCTCAACCTTCTGCTCCTGGTGCTTACCCCACTCCAATCTACGAACACCTCATGAACAACAGAGGTGGAAATCAGGCATTTAATTTAGCAAAAGAAATAAGGCAAGATCCAAAGGCACAAAAGTTTTTAAAAGAA